TCCCCCGCTAAAACTATTAAATCCGGCGTGGTTTCTAAAACAATATTTACTAACGGGTATTTCGGCGAAACTAATATTGCCGCTGCATCTCGTGCGACTACACAAGATTTAACACCGACCGCCGGTTCTGTTCCAGGCACCCACCACTCGTGAATATATACATCGAAACCATTGTCTTGTAAAGTATCCTGTATATATCTCGGACTTTGCCCGCCTGTTGACTTCCATGCGGCATCGAGTCGTAGCCGCCTATTAGCTTCACTTAGATCGGTATTAGGTAAACCAAATTGATCCTCCCATGTGTCTAACTCCCGCGTTTCCGCAGGGTTGAGGTCCTGAAAGATCTCATCTAAAAATTCCCTGGTATCATCAATTAGTGCAACTGTCAATCCTTCAAAAAATTGCTTTAGTTGCTTGTCTATGGTTATTTGCCATGCTCTCGCCCTTGGTAATAGGTGTTTAAAAATCATATAAACGCCACCGTTGCTTTTGCTTTTTCACCTATGCCTAAAGTGTAAACCGGAGTAACAACTGTTGATAGTTCGATAATCACACCAGTAAATATCCCTCCCGCCGCTGAAACTACATCATCAACTACACCACCAACTGCAGTTTGTGTTATCCTGTCACGCCTGGGGGGTACTGCCAGCCCTACGATATAAGGCTCTCGGTTATAAAAAAATTCTTCTATAGCATCCTCGACGTCACTCTCTACTTGTGCGATATTGTCAACACCTTCTATCCCTAATACTTCTACGTCGAAACCTGTTCTGGTGATAGGGAATGTATTAGGTAGAGATCCAGCAGGACGTCTGGACGCAAGTCCATTGTCGTCGTATGTAATCGAGTCCAGGACATCTTCGAGTTGTGTTGTTGTTGGTATCCCGTCCGCGCTTCCGGAACTGGCAACAGTAGCCTCGCAGTAGCAATCTACTTGACCAGGGCAATCGGATGTGTACGGGTAAACATTCAAAATGCCTGCTACTTCTTCACCCCATGTCTTATAATCGGAGAGTGCCCCACCTTGTGGCCGTTGTTGGAACCGGTCAACAATCCGTTGCCTATAAACTTCGATGTCCTCGGCGTCTGCTCCGGTTACGGTCTGCGCTGTGACGACCGCATCTCGTGCTACATCAGGCAATGGGTTTGCAAATGACACCACACTTGATACTTCAAGATTACCTATAGCTCCTGCACCCCCACCTCCATTTTGATCGGATGCTGCTATAATTGTAGCTGATACGGTAGCCGCGCTTAATGAGACCGCCCCTACTGTTAGATAGGTGACCCCGTTTAATGCACTGACGAGTTGAGTACCTGATAAAAGAGTCCCGCCTGTTGTTTCGACTGTTATGTCAATGGTAAGTTCGGCATTTGTGGCCGCGACGGGGTCCCCTATTCCGATTAACCTACCCCAAAAAGTCAAAGGGTTGACTGTCACTCCTAAAACAGTAGTATCTATAGCGCTGGCAGATTGCACAAACATCTGTAGAAAAATAAACCCGCCATATTTATATAACAATATAAAAACCGCACCGAGTGTCTTTGATAACACGCGGAAAAAAGCTTTAGTTAAGGTGGGGATGGTCTGTCCGAATGCTGCGTCCAATGCTGAGATAATATTATCTGCTATTTCTTTGGTCGTTGGTGTGTTTAAACTCATGCTACCGCCTTCCAATTTTCTATAAATTTAAAATCTGACTCTTTACCCTTTGCCACTATCTTACATGATATTGAAATTTTATTCAACCCTGGCATTCCGACCACAACTATAACGCTGGATGCCACCCCCGTACTTACGAAAAAAGCCAGATCTCGTTCAGCTGCTTTTCCGATTCTTTTTAAGTTGTTAACGGTTGCTGGTATTGATTGTAACAGATTTTGTGTCTCACTCCTGTATTGTTTTGCGGTGTCTGCTTCGTCGAGATTGCCCCACCAATTTTTATTTGTGTCTTGACTCCCGTCGTCATCTTCATTACCCCCAAACAAAGCGAGGTACGCCGCTGTTTCGAAGCCGGATGTCATGGTAATTAAACCACCTTCGACAGTTATCTCACCGTCATCAATTGTTTGATATAGTAATACATCACCTTGTTGCGTCATTATGAAGGTGCCTCCGTTTCTTGTTGAGTATCGCCATGGCTATCATTCCCTTGTGCATGTGTATGTGTATCTAAATTAACACCCGCTGCGCTTGTTATTACCCCGGCTGCTGTTATAATAACTCCGTTTATATCAAAGTCTCCGTTCGCTAACATTTTAAAAACCCCTTTGCCGTTTGTGAGCGTAGTTGTTTTATCAGGTGCCATCGTAAGAGATAAATCCCCTACGGTGTTTACTATTGTTCCGTCATTTTTTAACCAAATATCCGCAACTTCTGCGCCTGTGTCATCTCTCGCATATATTCGTTTTTCCCCTTCTTCTGCCTTTTGTTCACTGGATGGATCTATGTAACCGATTGCGGCTTCTCGGCCACTCCCATTCCTCGGTACAGTTAAAGCCACATCTGTCTTTAATGGGAAGGAATCGTCGCCTGGTGATGAGAAATGTTCAGCTGTTGTGTTAGCGCCTCCGCCCGGATCGCATTTTACATCTGTTACTTTAGCGTCGTTGCGTAGCACTCTTATAAATGATAATATGGTGTTTAATCGTCCCAAGGTAATGCCTCCGGTATTTCTCCTGAAAATGCTCCTGGTAATACTAACGTCAAAACAGCTGATTCTGACGAACTGGTTTTAGTAAGACTGACAGAACGTATTATAAATTCATAGGAGTTGTATATCATAGCTCCGGGTGCTTCTAATTTAATTGTCGTGTTTGGTTTCCAAAGTTCTCCGCTCGGATCTCGCCATGTTGAAACCGACACTGAATAAGAAATAATATTCCCGAACATTCGGCCTATCTTAGCTTTTACTGAAGCAGGGACGTTTGAATCTTCTGTGTCTGGTGCTTCGAATGATAAAGGCCGAACAACTCCGGTTAGGAATGGGTTTTTTTCCGTATGCTGCACACCTGGTATGCCTAACATAGTCGGTTGAAATCCTGTTATGTGGCTATAGTATTGTTGCATATTCTGCGTTGGGGTTACTGATAAAACAGGTGATTCGCCTTGCTTAAGAACCGCAACAGGTTTACCGACTGTTACGGACTGCGTAAATCTCAAAGCGCCTTGCTCGGTGCTGTTTATAATTAAGTTTTGCTGTTTCGCGAGTTCCGCAAGATACGTCAGTACTTTTTTTCCTGTTGCGCATTTTGTTCGCTCGAATATAGGCCCTGGTTCTACATCAAAAACCACACTTAAACCGAATGGCCCTACCAGTGTTGCGGCTATGTCTTTCAATGTTTGGTTGTCATTTTCTAAAGACTCTGCCATTGCTGCGCTTGCGTTACAATCATTAAGTACGCCAGGGAGTGCATACCCTGTGACAGATACTGTTCTCTTTTCTTTTGATAGAACCGGAGCAACCCCTATCAAGGTTCCGGTAAAAAGAGGTTTGCCACCTACTGTTATCTGCAGGTCTTTAAAACTACCAGGGCGAAAAGTTTCCCTTACATCTTTATCACTTGGTTCAAAAGGGGCGGAAAATTCAATAGTATCAATAGAATCAATATGTCTGTTTATTGTTGAGGACGTCCAAAACCGGAAACGCTTACCATTTATTAATACGGCGACCTCATTGATATCGTTTGCTGCGGTTTCTTGCGGTTTGTTTTTAGGTGCGTTCGGGAGGGGTGGTACAGCAACAGAAATACCAGCGGAAAAAGGTTCCGTAAGTCCGGGGTTAGCTCTTTTAATCCTACCGGCTTCTTGTTCTGTTCCATATTCTTTTCGAGCAATACGGTCGAAAGTATCACCGGTTAATGTTATGTACGTTGCCATATTAATAAATTTACTCCATAAACATAAAATTGTCAATTTATTTTAATTATAAGGTTGACACTGTAAACCTACCATGGTACTATGAGTCATAACCTAAAGGAGTTGATGACATGATACGAGAAAACATAAAACAAGTAGAAAGTAAATTAAAAGAACTTGAAAATTTACCTTGTTGTTTTGACTTTTCATTTGATAATTCAAATAGATTAACTGTTATTTTGCCTGAAGGATTTAAATATAATAGTATTGCCCAGGGCTTTCGGTTAAATGAGGGTTCTAAAATTAAAAACATAATTAAAGCAATTGAAATATGTGAAAACGTTTGGGGTAAATCAATGATGGTTTTTAATAAATAATTATATGGTTGACACTGTAAACCTACCATGCTATTATGAGTCATGATCAACTTTAAACAACATAACGGAGACAACATGAAAACAATAATCGAAACTTCTCAAGAAATAATCGAAATGTCAAAAAAGACAATAGCAAGTGCAGAAAAAACAATTGAACGTTCTACAAGAGTTATAAAAGAAACAGAATCTTTTATCAGAGTGATGCAATCACAGAACAGGTCAGATGTGTATCTCGATGATAAAGTTATTATGGATATGCTCGACAAAGTAAAAGCGACTCTTGACTCTCCAAAAATATAATTGAGAATTGCTATTGCCAAGCAAACAAACGTAATTTAACTGATTGTAATATTAACTTTTAAAGGAGAAGATGCCGACGCCGAATCAGCGTAACAGGAGAGTCAAGAGTCGTTCACTAAATAATTTAAGCGCCCGGATTCTTATAAACCTTTAAATAGGAGGTGGTTTTTATGAGAGTCTAAAAAAAATTAACTATAAAAAAAAACGATAAAAAACGATGAAATTAACAAACCAATCCCGGTTAAATCCGGGCGCTAAACTAAACAACATAACAGGAGAAAATAAAATGGGTTTAATTAACATTGAAGGAATTAATAAAGCAGAAATACTCGCGGCCCTTTACAACAAATCACAACCACTTGGTATGGGAATAATCCACTTTCAGTCGGTTGATATGAGTGTTAATGAAGCTGAAGAACTATTGAAACAAGACACGTATTTTGATTATTTAAAAGGTCGAATTATGAAAATTGATCTTAGTGGTAATGGATTAAGAACCAGCCTTTATGACAGAGACAACGGCGATGGTGCTGCATTAAATGCGATAAAACACTTACTTAAATAGCTAAACAACATAACAGGAGAACAGGGACATGAAAGTAAAATATTCAAGCAAACAATGTGATCACCCAGGTTGTACAAATTTTATCAAACAAAGACTTGTTGATGTGTCCGACAGACTTACAAAATGCTACAAGCACTATTGTGACGAAGAAGCCAAGCGCGGGCATTTTGTCAATACTCAAAATCGGAGAAACAGGGTGAGAGCTGGGTTGCCAGTAAAAGCGGATCTGAAATTACCTCAAATATAATAAACCTTATAAAAAGGAAATTGACATGGTAACATTTGCTAAAATATTTTTAATAATACTCATCGTGATCTTTAATATTGTGACGGTAGCTCTTTTAGTGCTTTTAGTACCTGAGGA